TGTTGATGACGTGGGCGCCTGGGGAAATTCACCCAGATACATAGGATGTTTGAAAAATCCAATGGCTCATGTTATAAATTGGAAGGATTGTCATTGGTTCTCCAATGGATCAAAACAAGTGGAAGGCCCAAAATTAGTATTTGGCGCTGGGTTTCCCAGTCACAAAGAGTTTTTTGAGCTCTTGCGAGAGCAAGAACCTGTATTTAGTACAGTGGCCGTATCTGCTTGTGGGGTAGATTACATGCCCGTGAAATACGTGAACCCATTTGGCGTGGCGTTCGCTGATCATATCAGTGAATTCACGGGACCTGTTCTTGAACCTTTGGTTATTGTTGAGGAAAATGCTGAGGATAAGTTGGATGAGTCTTATGAAAATGTGGGCATGGATGCTCACAGGCTCGTCTCTCTAGTGTTTCCTGAGGTCGATAGGGATCCACTATGGCCTGCGGCTAACACTGCGCAAAGTCAGTTGGTTTTTGACAACTTTAAAGGTGGAGTTGTTGATACAGATATTGTTTGTGATGTCAATCCTAGAAGAAGACTCAGACATCCTACGTCCTTTTATTCTTATGGTGCCTCTAGAGCTCTTTATTATGAGAAAGGAAATCAAATGCAGACCTTGCAGGTGATTTCCGAGAGGTATTCTAATAAGAATATAAAGCAATTCGTATATAATCAGAATGCTCAAACGGCTGCTAAACAAATAGCTGAAAAGTTCTGTGATGATTGCTTTGTGGGTGACAAACCTTTTGACTGGAATGAAATGCAAGCGATTATGCTGGAGTGTGAGAAAGCCATGCACCAAAAACATTATGAGGCTCAAACTGATGTGGATTCACCTGATGCTAGAGTTGTTAGGTTTCATTTGAAGAATATTGCTAAGCCCAAGCCATTTGGTAACTTAAATTTGACCAAAGCCGGCCAGGGCATTTCTGCTTGGAGCAAAACAGCTCAATCAGCTTTTGGCAAAGCTATGAGAATATTAAATGCAAGATTCTCTGCAATTCTGAAGTCCAATGTCATTTATGACAACAGAATGACTGAGGAGGAGTTAATAGTTAAAGTTAATAAAGAACTGAGGATGTTGCACAGATTAGCACGACGAGGTGTCACTGATTGTGACCAGTTTGATTCCGTCCAAAATGCGTTTACGCAAGGAATAGAACGTGTTGTGTTGAAAAGGCTGGGAGCATCTGATGTTTTCATTGACCATTATTACTCTTTCCGAAGAGCTTATGTTATTCAGGCTGGTTATGTTAGAGTTAGGTGTGGATTTGAGAAAACCTCTGGTGAGCCAGGTACCTTGTTGTTGAATACGATTCTGTCCATGGTTTTGACGTACTTCTTATTCGATGGAGATGGTCCGTTTGTTATCGTTGGTAAAGGAGACGATGGCTTCAGATCCCAGTTGAATCTTAGGGTAAACGAAGACCATTTAGCTATGGTAAATTGTTATTGTCAATTAGGTTTGAAGTTGTCTTTCGAGGAAAACGTTGAATTTTGTGGTAACGTTATATTGAATGGTGCCTTCTATCCTTCGATTTATAGGAAATTAGCAAAAATAATTGCTCATAGGTTTCGCGACTATGAACATTTTTGCGAGTATCAAATAAGTCTTAGGGACTGGGAGAAAAAGGTGAGTTGTGGAGACGTCTACAATTTATGTGCCATCAATGCAATGGTTTATGGTAAGTCTGTTAGAGATGCCTATACTGCATTGTCAGCTGTGAAATCCTTCGCTCATATTAATGAAGCTCAGTTCAATGAGTTCTTTAAAGAAAGGCGACCTATACATGGTCATTATGTTGTGAAAGGTGAGGGCTTGGTGTTTTTGGAGTATTAGCAGGTCAACTTACGACGATGCCGTGGGGGTTAAATTGCAATGTCGTATACTCCTTACCCCGAGAATGTGGAAATTTTGGAAATTATGCCTTGGTATAATGCAAGGGAGTTGATGAGAGCAATTGTTTCAATTAGGAAGATCAATTACTCTATTGTCGAGGCTAGGCAGCAAGCAATA